TAGCAGCAGCTACGGTGCCACTAGTGTTAATAGCATTGCGATGGGAAAAAATGCTAAAGCTAGAGATACTCGTGGGGTAGCAATAGGTTATAACACAGACGTATTTGGTTATGGCGGTGTTGCAATTGGCAATGACTGTTATGTCAATATGGGCTACGGCGTTGCTATGGGCAACTACGCAAGAACTCATAGTCGTTACGGGGCGTTTATGTACGCAAATGGCTATTTGGTAAATGCGGGTGATGCACAAACTGGCATAATGGTTTTAAGGAAAGCAACTACAGATGCTACTCCTTCTGCTTTAACATCAACAGGTGGAGCAGCATCATCAACTAACCAATTAGTATTAACAAATGAGTCAGCAATAACTTTTACAGGTACTGTAGTTGTGCGTGAAGATGCAACTGATGGTGATGACTACGCAGGTTGGGAAATTAAAGGTGTAATCATGCGGCAAGGTCAAGCATCTGATACTACTCTTGGTGTTGGTATAGTAAATAATTTGTATCATACAGCAGGTTTAGCAAACGCAAGTGTAGCATTATCAGCAGACACAACTAACGGTGCTTTGAAGGTAGAAGTTACAGGTATTGCTGCTACTAATTTACATTGGGTAGCTACATTGAATTTTAGCGAGGTGCAAAACTCCTGATGGGTAAGGTTGAGATAGATCACACAGGCTCAGGCAGCGGCATTACACTTAGCTCCGTCAGCAACTACTGTCTTAGACAACACACCATCTTGGGGCATGGCTCTAAGTGCTGACACAACCAACGGTGGTATGGCAATTACAGTCACAGGTGCAGCATCAACTAACATTAGGTGGGTGGCTACAATCCATACATCTGAAATAACTTACGCTTAAAGGAGATACCAAATGGCTATTCAACACAATATCGCAGAGGGGGCAAGCCAATATGGCATCGCCTTTGCTAATGCATACTACCGTATCGTGACTGCAAGTGTTTCACGCCAACGTGGAACTGACCCAAAGTTCATGGTGATGATCGATCTAAGCGCTTATGCCACAAGCAGCCCCACAGATGACACCCGTGAGGTAGACTTCAAGCGCTACAACGCAAACCTGACTGACATTGAGGCAGCATCTGGTTCAACGTTTCTTGAAAAATGTTATACGTGGGTCATGGCTCAGTCTGACATGAACGGATCAACGGCGGTGTAATTATGGATAAACGAACAGTTCACAGCGCTCACCAACGTGTTGATGAGCTCACCGAGCGCGTAATAAAACTGGAAGTAATGACCTCAGAAATACTAGCCCGAATGCGGCGGTTGGAAAGTATCCTGATTGGCAGCGCGGGAGCGATCATTTTATTGCTGCTGGCTGAAATGTTTATCAAGTAAAACTTCCCTTACATTAAAGGACATTGCGATGCTGGCTGAACTGGCAGCGGCCAACGCCGCTTATGCAACTATCAGCAAGTTCATAGCGAACGGTAAAGAAATCTCTGATGTTTTATCGCCATTAAAAAACCTGGTCGGTGCAGAAGAAGAGCTACGCGCGCGAGGCAATCGTAAAAAGGGTGGCCTGTTCTCGAAGGTCATGGGCAAATCAGCTGATGATTTTGATGAGTTCTTGGCGCTCGAAGAAATATCAGAAAAACGGAAGGCTCTCGAATCGCTTTGCCGCGTCTACGCAAAACCTGGCACTTGGGATAAGTTCATTGCGTTTGAGAGCAAGATGCGAGTCGAGCGCAAAAAGGAAGCCGAAGCTAGGCAGCGTCAAATAGCAATGACAATCAAATATATCGGCTGGGGTGTGGTGACTCTGCTGTCTGTTGGAGGTGTTGCTTTGCTGTATTTTTTCACAGAATTTTTGAGGAAGTTATGACCGAAAAGTTTAATCCATATGATTATGACGGTGATGGTAAACTAACTGACACTGAGATTGATAAGGCGCGCGAGATCCGCGAATTTGAGGATCAAAGCCGTAAGCACACCGCACAGTTAAGAATTGCTCGATACACTTTGATCGGCATGGGAGCGTTTACCGTTGGTATGTTTTCAATGCCTGTAGATCGGATAGAGGCTCTCAGCGATATAAGCAATCTTTTCTATATAAGTGGCGCTGGAATTGTTGGTGCGTATATGGGCGCGGCAGCCTGGATGAGTAAGAAATGAGTTTCTTAAAAGATCTAATTTCACCGGCGACAGAGCTTGCCAGTAAATTCATAAAGGACAAAGATCAGGCTGCGCGCCTCGCACATGAGCTATCCACAATGGCCGATAAGCACGCCCAGGAGGCTCTCCTAGCGCAGTTAGAGATTAACAAAGCGGAAGCGGCTGGTAATTGGTTCCAGGCGTCATGGCGTCCACTGTGTGGCTATGTGTGCGTCTTGGGCCTAGCCGTGAACTTTTTAATCTCACCAATAGCGGCAGGGTTTGGGTTTGTCGTTCCACAAGCTGATATGTCCACGATGTTACCCGTCCTAACGGGAATGCTTGGGCTGGCGGGAATGCGCAGCTGGGAGAAAAACAAAAGGATCGCAAAATGAAAAACAACTTTGATCGATGTTTAGAGATGCTGCTGGCGCATGAAGGTGGCTTTGTAGATCACCCAAAAGATCCAGGTGGGATGACTAATCTTGGAGTGACCCGCGCCACACTCGAGCAATATAGAGGGCGTCATGTGACTGAAGAGGAGATGCGATCTCTCACACCTCTGGATGTAGCCAGCCTCTACAAAACAGAATATTGGGATAAAGTTCAAGGCGATGATTTGCCAGGTGGTGTGGATTGGGCAGCGTTTGATTGGGCTGTAAATTCTGGATCAAAGCGCCCAGCAAAAGCTATTCAACGAATTGTTGGTGCAAAGCAAGATGGTGCGATTGGGCCAAAAACTTTGGAGTCTGTATCTAATATTGAACCAAGAGCCATCGTTGAGGGGATGTATGAGCTGCGACAAAAATTTTATGAGCGCCTTAAAACATTTGATACGTTTGGTCGTGGATGGTCGCGGCGAAACAAAAAAACACTTCAACAAGCAGTGGAGCTAATTGATGCCTGAGAAACTAGAAAAAAGCCTGATGGCGCGCGCGCGCAAGAAGGGGCTCAAGGGCAAGGCAAAAGATCGATATGTGTACGGCACATTGACCCGCATTGCTGGGCCAAAGGGCGCGCAAAAAGAAGCGACAAGCGGAAAGATTCAACGTGGCTAAAACGCCAGCTTGGCAGCGCAAAGAGGGGCAAAACCCTCGTGGCGGTTTGAATGCTCGAGGCAGGGCATCATACAAAAAAGAAACCGGCGGCACTCTCAGGCGACCAGTGAAAAGCGGTGACAATCCCAGGCGCGGATCTTTTCTTGCGCGCATGGGAGCAAGCAAAGGGCCAGATCGAGACAGCAAAGGTCGGCCTACGCGAAAGCTACTTTCACTGCGCGCTTGGGGGGCCAGCTCATCATCTGATGCACGAAAGAAAGGCGCATCAATTCTTAAACGTAATAGGGCAAAAAAGGAGCGATCATAATGCCAGGATATGGACTGAGTAAAAGCAAAAAATTGTCTATCATGAAACAAGCCTCAATGAAGAAGCCAAAGAAAAAATAATGGCCAAATCAACGGTCAATAAGTCGGGTAATTATACCAAGCCTGGCATGCGAAAGCGGCTGTTTAAATCGATCATGGCGCGCGCCACACATGGCACAGCGGCTGGTAAATGGTCGGCGAGAAAAGCGCAATTGCTGGCGAAAACCTACAAAGCGAGGGGCGGAGGATACAAGTAAATGCACAATCCGCAGCACAGTTTAAAGATGTGGGGCAAACAAAACTGGCGCACAAAGTCGGGCAAAAAAAGCTCCGTTACTGGCGAAAGATATTTGCCCGAGGCTGCAATAAAATCTCTGTCGAGCGCAGAATACGCAGCCACAACGGCGGCAAAGAGGCGCGATAAAAAACGCGGGAAGCAGTTCTCAGCGCAGCCAAAAAGCATCATGGCAAAAACGCGGAAGTATCGCTCTTAGATTAAAATTGATGAAATTGCACCAATCCTGTTTGTTTCGGAAAAATGATTTGTGGAGCTTGTGGTGGGTGCCAAGCCGGTGCCAAACGGGTGCCGTGCATTATGTAGCATTATGTAACAGAACGTAACATCGATGTCACGTTTTGCTTTATTTTGTTACATAATGCTTCATTTTGACACATAAAATAACGGGTTCGAGCCCCGTCAACCGCGCCATCTAAAACTTTTTAAAATCAATAAGTTAACCCCATCTGGGGGCCTCTGGGTGCCAAGCTGGGTGCCAAAAAAAGGTGTGGGGTCGCGGGGATTTGACCAAACATCCCCTTGTACTCTGCGTGATACAACTCTATATTTGACTTGTAGCGTCAAATTATTATTAAATGGAGGAATATCACAATGACACCGATCTCACCAAAGTTACTAAAATCTAAACAGGTTGCTGGAAAAGCGCCTTGGTGCGTTGATTCGAGATCTGTTTTAAAAAACGGTAAGCGGCAATTTTTTTGGACAAAAGCCGATGCGCTGCGAGAGATTGATAAATTAAATGCAGAGCATACACCCAACGCTTTGACCTCTGACGCGTGGAAATGGACATTTGCCGAGCTGCAAAATAAATACATCACACGACTAAGCGATGAGTGTGCGCGCGGAGAAAAATCGCAAAGCTGTTTCTTGGATCGTAAGCGCCACACCAAGCAGTTTATAAATTTAATTATTGATGGAAAGCCTGTCGCTGACATGCTTGTAAAAGATCTGACCATGGGCCAGGTAGCGATTGACATTGTAGATCAACTGCGTGTTGGTCGCAGCAAAAAAACTATTGAAAATATTTTTGGATCGGTCGGACAAATGATGCTGTTTGCAATCATGCTTGGCTGTCGTAAAACAAACCCGCTTGAGGGTGTTGAGCGCAAAGGTAACATTACAAAAGCAGAGCAAGCCAAAGCGAAAAAAATTGCGCCAGAAATCATTGATCAAATCATGGATCATCTGTCACCTGAGTGGAAGCTTTACGCTCGGTTTGCGATCACAACTGGTTTGCGGCAAGGCGAACAGCGCGCGCTGACTTGGGGCTGTCTTGATCTTGAGGACAGCAAAGTAAATGTAACGCGCGCAGTAAAGCACACCACGACCAAGATTGATTCGACGAAAACAAAGTCAGGTCAAAGAACTGTGCCTTTAACCCGCGATATGGTGCGCTCTCTGAAAGAGCTTTACATCAACCGAGGTAGACCAGACGCAAAGGCTTTAGTCTTTTGTTCCGCACTCGGTACGCTGCGGATGTCCTCAAAGTTTTTAAAGGCATTGCACCGCGCCTGTGATGCGGCCGGTGTCGAGCGCATCCGCTGGCATGATCTTCGTCATTACTATGCATCCAAGCTTTTGATGGTATTTCCGAACGATTTGTATCGGGTCAAAAGTTACATGGGCCATGCGACGATTGCAATTACACAATCAATCTATGGCCATTGGCTTGACACTAGCGGTGAGGATACTGAGGCCGTTGATAGATTATCCGCGATCTTTTAAGATAAGGGGGATGATCTCCCCCTTGTCATTTATTCCGAAAGCTTGTTTTACCACGGTTTTAGTTTGTTCTATCTCAGCTCCAAACGCCGTATCCAAAACACTTTTATGAATATAGATCTTTCCACCTTCCCGAATAGTTTTTAAGTTTTGTTTTTCAAACAAGCGCCTTGCCCGCGCAATCGAATTTCGGTTGCTTTCACCAAACAACGCTTGTGCGGCCTCTTTTAAAGACAACAATGATCCAGACATATCACCATCCCATATCGTCATCAATGATTGGCCCAGCCGGCGCGGGTGGTGCAGCGGGAGCTGGTGCAGCTGGCGCTCTGAAATCTTGGGTTGGCGCACTCGCGCTCTGGTTGTCATCATATTTATTTACATACAGCGTGATGCGCTGCTTAACTGGAAAGTCTTTTGGCTCCAGCCCATCCATGCGCTCATGTACTGACACCTGTATTCCAGCACCGTGTTTTTTCATCAGCTCATAGATTTGACGCTGCGCATCTATTTGTTCCTGGGTGCGCGGCTCATATTGTTTTACTGTATCATTCCATTTGGTCGGCATGTTGACCCAGCCGGTCAGCCGATAATGTTTTTTTGTGTCGATCTGTTCAAACGTGTGGTTGCCTTTACTAAAATGGGGCATTGAATCTTTCTCCTTGATTTAGCTGTTCAAAGCGCAATCTGATGTACGCTTTTAATTCATCTGCCCACTCGATATTATGTTGCCTCAAAAGTTGCATATTATTGCTTTGCTTTTCGCCAAGCTTTCTTATCTGCCAGGTTTCTGTTGCCTGGCTTATTTTTGTTTTGATTTGTTCTTTCCAAGCTTGCCATTGCTGATCAAGCTCCTGTGTGCGCTCCAATTCTTCAAGTTCTTTTGCGAGTGCTTGCCGCGATTCTTCCAACTCACTCTCAGTCGCGTTTGATCCTTCTTTAAAGACTTCACCCGCGTTTGATCGTTTTTTAAAGGCTTCACTTTCTGTTTCGCTGTAAACAAAACCCGCCATATCTATAAGCTTGAGAATGACTCGATCTTTTGCGCGCTTTTCTGCCATTGCGTATGGGTATTGCTGTTTGTTGTTTTTTTTATCGATGTTAATTGGCATGGCCTCACCAATTGACCATTCATGCTTGTCTTTTAATCTGCCGGTCACAATCATTACACAGATGCGCTTCTCTGGATCACTCTCAATAATTTGGGGTGAATCAAACATAATGCCTTTATGGTGCGCAATTTGTTCAAGAGCCTTATGGGTTACGACTGTTTGACCATGCACCGTCCATGTTGCTTGACGTGGTTCTAATTGCAGTTCCTTCAATATGTCTGTAAGTTTACGCGGTATCATTGCAGCCCCCACATCTTGCGCGCCTCGGCAATATATCCTGGCGGCTCTTTCCAATGCAGTTTTGTAAAATCTGGTGGATCTAAAAAATCAAACAGCTCATATTTATTGTGGCAAGAGCGCAAAATATTTTCTGTCACTTTGTGTTGTTTGATAATGTCTTGCAGCACTTCCTCGAGAAAATCATTTTTCAGCTCAGGCGCATTGTGAGGTGTAAACACCTTGTAATCTGTTGAGCTGGCATAAACAATGAACGGCGGCCTTCCGCCGTTGAGCGCCCAGAATCCACACGCCTGATATACGTTCGCCATATCAAAGCTAAACGGGTTATCTTTGCCCAGCGTCTTTGGCGGTTTTACATCTGTCCAGCTTTGATTTTTTGTCGGATGAAAAGGTTTTGTTTTATCTGCTTGGCGCTTGGTTGGCCTTGACCATTTGGTTTTGAGATCCCCGCGCCGCCCATAATCTGGTTTCGTAAAATGGGGCAGGGCATTACCAGGTAATTTATCGATCAGATCTATTTCACCAATCATTCGATTATCGCTGCGCATGGCCTCACGCAGCCCCAGAACAGCATGTTCGATCACGCCTGGCATTTCCTCAAGATACTTCTCTTTGCGCGCTCTGTCATCGTCTAGGGCGGCCTGAGAGTAATCCTTTGGCTTGTATTGCTGTAAGGTTTTCACAGCCACATCTGTGGCTTCTGACAGGCTCAGCGTTTGGCCGAATGTTGGATCTGGTAATAGGTGCAGATCACACGCATCTTGAACAGCGCGGCCAGCTTCCATAGCAGCTGATGAGCGCCCGACAGTGAAGTTGTACAGAATTTTACCAGCCTTTACGTGATCGTCTGCGCGCGTTTCATCTTTTAAAACATATCTGGCCCATTCAATGGACGGGCGTATATGCACCTTCTCGAACAGCTTTTTGCTGCGATCACCCGAGCGGGGATTGCTGTGATTAAAATATTTATGGCGCGAAGCCCAATCGGGCGTATCAAAGGACATTTTCTCAGCGTATAAAGCATGACTTTTGATGTCAAATAGTTATACGTTAGAAATCTATTTTTTTGCGGATGATAACGTCACGACATCTGCGTTGGGCCAATCGAGGCCATTTTCATCTTTTACGATAATGTTTCTGAGCTCTGGGCGATGCACAACGGCTAACTCTGGGCTGGCCCATTCTAGTTTTACATTCGACACGACCTCATCTTCTGCCTTCATATCAATTGTGTATAGACCTTTCGGTTGTGGATAGAGAACACCAGCCAACCAGGTTCGCTCATAGCCGCGCACATGCATAGGCTCTGCAAGCTTGCAGAGCGACATTTGTTGAAAGCACTCTTTATGCACGTAATTATTTTCAATTGGATCAAGAAGCAAAGATGTTAATGTGTTATTCCAATGTTCCCAGGGGCCAGTATAATCATCTGATACTGTCCAGCGCATAAAGCAAACTTCATCTGTATTGCTCATAAAAGCATATGCATTTCCAAATCTTTTCTTGGTGGTTGTGAAATCGCGCAGCACAATGTTCGGATGGTGTATATGCGCTTTTCCGATGATGGGGACGGGTTTCGTAATGAACAATATTTCATAAACGCTACAGCCACAAATTTCTGCGTATTCTTCTGCATCTTTGAGCGTTATTTGTATTTTATTATGGATGTGACGCGACAAAGTTTCGGGCGTCAAACCCTTTTCCTGCGCAACTTGCGCTTTGCTTTTACCACTTTGGGCAATCATTTGATTTAAATTGTTGGGCATATCCCCCATCATACCACCTTGTCTTTTTATGTTAAATCCTTTTTATGAAGTATTGATATTGTCTTTAAACGTCAAGTGATTTAGATTATTAAGTATGACACTTGATGAATTCAGAAAACAAAAAAACTGGTCATATTCACATTTGGCGCGGCAGCTCGGCGCGGCGCATGCAACTGTCGTGCGGCGATGGTGCCTCAAACAATCGCATAAAGACCATGTAAAACCGAACCCACGTTTTATGTCAAGAATTGTCGTTCTCACGCAGGGTCAAGTGACGCCAAATGATGTTTATTTAAGCAAAGATCTTTAATGACCGAGGATTTGCTGCAACGATCGGTGGTTTCATACCTGGACGCGGCTCTTCCAAAAACCTGTGTTTTTCATCATAGCCCAAACGAGGGCAAGCGGCATATAAATTACATCAATCGATTAAAACAGCTCGGCACAAAGTTCGGCTGGCCAGATCTTGAGATCTTTGTAGATGCTCGATCAAGTCTTACTGATCGGCCAGAGGTTATTTTTATTGAGCTCAAGCTCAAACGCGGGGTTCTAAATAACAACCAGAAATTTATCCGCGATAAGATTCAGGGCGCGGGTTTTCTTTGGACTTTGTGTCGATCAATCGAGGATGTGCATGATGTATTGGCCGCGCATGTCAGATTGCGAGCTGGGCTATGAAAGAGCCGGTGTTCATCAACTGCCCACATTGCAAAGGCGTTGGCCAGCGTGAGCATTATTTTTTCATTACGCATCCAAAAAAATTTTCGACGGGTGAGGCTGAGCCTGAGATGATCGAGTGCACGGTGTGCAAAGGCACGGGCAAGGTGGTGCTGCATGAAGATTAATCCGTACAAACTTCCCGAAGGCAACGTAAAAATTGCCTTTAGTGGTGGACGTACCAGCGGCTATATGCTCCACGAAATTCTTGCAGCAAACGGAGATTTACCGGAGCGTTGCAAGGTTCTCTTTGCCAACACAGGCCGTGAAATGCCCGAGACATTAAACTTTGTGCAAGAATGCTCAGAGCGTTGGAACGTGCCGATAACATGGCTGGAATACAAAAACGATGATAACGGCGTTGGTTTTAAGGTGGCAAGTCACAACGCTGCATCACGCAACGGTGAGCCATTTGACAACTTGATAGCAAAGAAGCGCAGATTACCCAATGTGTTTGAAAGGTTTTGTACTCAGGAACTGAAAGTGCGGACAATGCGAAGGTATCTTGTCAGCCTTGGGTGGAAAAAATGGTACAGCGCTGTTGGCATTAGAGCTGACGAGGCGCACAGAGCAAAGCCACAGAAAGACAGCAAGGAAACAACCTATTGGCCATTGCTGGACGTGATGGTAACGCAGAAAGAAGTCATGGAGTTCTGGGGCAAGCAACGGTACGCATTCGGACATGATCTTCGCATTACAAAAGGCTTTGGTAATTGTGATGGTTGTTTTTTGAAATCAGAGCAAACATTAGCAACGCTTTGGCGACTGCATCCAGACCGTGCGCAATGGTGGTCAGATCAGGAAGAACGCGTTTTTGAGGGTAAAGACAGATCAAAGCAGCATTTGCAAACTTTTAAGCGCATCAGAGATAAGGGCCAGTCATACAAACAACTCGGTGATTTCATAAGCCGTCAGGGTGATTGGATCTTTGATGATGCTGCATTTCTTTGCCAACAAAACGATGGCGAGTGTACTTCATGAGGATTGAAGTGAAAATCGAGCATATGATTTGGACACTGGATCATGATGATGAAAGCGCCTGGTTCTCACTGCGCGCAGAGGATCAAAAGCAAAAGCTTTTCTCTGGGCCGATACACACAGGAATGGCGCGTCAAGTGCTAAATCTACACCGAAAACTCAAAGATATAGAACTAAAGATTGCCGAGCGCTGTAATGAGTGTGACGGCAGCGGATGGATTGAGGTAGAACGCATGGTGCGTGTGTCCGGTGAGTACCAGGCATATGAGCCAGTGGGCGAGAAAGAGCGGTGTGAAACCTGTAACCCATTAGGAGTATAAAAATGAATCTTAGCATTGATGAAACACAAACAATCATTCTGGCGTTAAGGCAGTATCGTGATGAATTTCACCCCTTAGAACAACTGAAACAGTTTGATAAGATTAACGACTTGATGCGAAAGTATCGATCACTTTTAGGCGATCAACAGCTGACCTACGATTGCACAAACGAGCGCTGGGAAAAAACTTCGCCTAATGTTACGAAATGACATGTGGATAAAAAAGTTATTGACTGATCTTTTACGGTGTTTTTAAAATCGCGTAGCGTCTTCACCCATGTACATATATGCGCTCATATATGCGCTCATATATGCACCTAAACTTGCTGATTGTGGGCGCCGCCAAGGAGCGCACACAAATCAGCACTCATATGTACATAGTCGAAATTCTTTACTTTAAAGGATTCCTCTGTGGATAACTTGGATGTGCTAGCGCTTTCAGATCTTTTTTTTGAAGCCGCTGAAACCGAGCGCAAACTGCCAGCGGCGATGCGAAAACAAAAGATGAGTTCATGGCCAGACTATCCTCAAGAATGGAAGGCATATGGCTATGAGGAATTTAAAGTGCGCTTGCCAAGAGCAACACCGCAACAAGTAGATAGCTTTGATAAAGCCTTGCTTCTCAGCATAAGATTCATGGATGCAGATGATCGACGCATGGTCTGGGCTGTGGCCCATAGCGCAGCGTTTCGTGAACGCGGCCCTAAGTGGCAACAACTGGCAAGATTAAGGGGGCTGAGAGATGGAAGACAGATCAAGCGCAGATATCAGGATGCACTCATAAGGCTGCATTACAAACTAAAAGCCCAGGACGATGATATCCTGGGCGATTACTTTTGATTAAGATTTTGTTTTTTACTGGGCTGACACGCCTACCATTATCATGTCGGGAGTTGCGATGCAAACGTAGCGCTTGCCCTCTGCCATGAGCAATTCGTTTGCGCTGTTCATTTTGAACAATGGGTGATTTGCTTTTTCAAAGCTTTTAACAGTCTTTGGCGTAATCTTGGTAATACGAGTGTATGTGCGGATCAAAATTGTTTTGCCGTCAGCAATGTGCTTGTTGATAAACTCAAGTGCTTTTTGTGATTTCATTTGGTTTCCTCCTTTGTTGCTACAGCCTTTATATGGACATCTTGACTTTAAATGTCAAGTATACCGACGTAACAAATCAAACAAGATATCGGCACATAACATAATGCTTGCGCTAATGCGCGAAATCAGCCATAGATGTAGTATACTAGGCAGAGCCTTGTCCTCCATTGATGCTACAACAACATTGGTTGGCTTTGTCTGGTATACCAGCACAGCAATGTGTGGTTGTCCTCCCTTGTTTTACCTAGCCCCCTTCGTGGGGCTTTTTTTATGAGCTCAATTATTCATGCATGATGACACGATAACACAAGTTTGGCGGCTGAAACAAATGGGTTACGCATTGTCAAAAACAGATGACCCCAAATTACAACAAGATATTGTTGAGCAAATGCAATTAGAATTTAAACCAGCAATAGGCCAGTCAATTCAGGAATTACTCACAAAAAAGTTTGATTAATGCCCAGAGTTTCTAAGCAAAAATTTAAAGACATCTGCGATTTGTTGATGCAAGGCAACGCTATCAAGCGGATATGCAAAGAAGAAGGTATGCCCAGCTACATGACATTGCTCAGACATGTGCAGGAAGATGAAGAGGCACACGCGCTCTACGAACGTGCCAGGGCAATACAATGCGAAGTGATGCACGATGATATCCTAGAGATGGTTACGGCTCCATTGCCCAGCGATAAGCAGCTGGCAAATGCAGAAGTGCAGAGGCGTAGGCTCGAGGCAGATGTAAAGGATAAGTACATTCGGCAAATGGCAAGCAAAGGCGTCAGGAATAAAGCAGAGGATAAGCAAAGCTCAGGGGCGATCACGATTACATGGGCTGGTGGTGATGTGTTTAATGTGGGTGAGTAGGTGTGGTGGTGATATTCTGTTGGTGCCAGTCGCGCGCGAGGCCCACCCCCCAACCCTGATTTGCTTTTGATTTTGTTGAGCTCTTGGATGTTTTGGCACCGGTTTGGCACCCAGATGGTCTAAGCTATTGAAAATAAACGCATGGGTCACGGGGTATGCCCCCGTTGCGCCCGTAAAATCCTGTGCGGCACCCCCCACCACCCCCAAAACCGCGCGCCGTAACTGTATACGTAAATAGAGAGACAAGACACTGCCAAACTCATCCATTGAGATCCCCTACACACCACGCCCATTGCAGTTGCAACTGCATCGTGATCTTGGCAAGAAGCGCTGGGGCGTCATCGTATGTCACAGGCGATTTGGCAAGACTGTGATGGCCATTAATCATATTCTTGGCAAAAGCTTTAGCAATGACAAACCCAACCCTCGATACGCTTATATAGCGCCCACCTATCGACAGGCGAAGGCGGTTGCTTGGGATTATCTCAAGCAGTTTGCTGGTGCTATTCCAATGGTGCGCTTTCATGAAACGGAGTTGCGCTGTGATTTACCTAATGGTGCTAGGATACAGCTTCTTGGCGCAGAGAATCCTGATAGTCTCCGCGGAATATATTTAGATGGTGTTTGCCATGATGAGATGGCTGACATGCCTGAGAGCTTGTTTCCAGAGATCATCAGACCGGCGCTGAGTGATCGTAAGGGTTGGGCGCTGTTCATAGGAACGCCCAGGGGTCACAATGCGTTCTATGAGCTTTATGCGGCAGCTCAGAGCCAGAAAGATTGGCACACGGCTTTGTTTAGGGCCAGTGATACGAATATTCTGGATGATGATGAGCTAGAGGCTGCGCGCTCGATGATGAGCGTAGATCAATATGCGCAGGAATATGAGTGCAGCTGGGTTGCGAATGTGCCTGGTGCTGTTTTTGGCAAGGAGCTGCAAGAGTTGCAGGAAAAGGGCCGCATTTGTTCAGTTCCTTATGATCCATCTGTGAAGGTAGAGACCTTTTGGGATTTAGGTGTGGGCGATAGCACGGTGATTTGGTTTGTGCAGCAAGTTGGCAGGGCTGTTCAGATTATTGATTACTATGAGAATAGGGGCGAGGGATTGCCTCATTATTTAAAGCTTCTTCAAAGCAAAGAATATTTATACGGGGCGCATCATGCACCGCATGACATTGAGGTTCGGGAGCTGAGCACCGGTAAGAGTAGGCGTGAGGTGGCTTGGGATCTAGGCATAAACTTTCGCGTGGTTCCAAAGCTGCCGCTTGAGGATGGCATACATGCGGCCAAGATGATGTTGCCTCGATGTTGGTTTGATAAGGATTTATGCAAGCCTGGTTTGGAGGCTTTGAGGCAGTATCACCGTGCTTATAACGAGCGCATGCGCAGTTTTAGGAATACGCCTGTTCATGATTGGTCAAGCCATGCGGCAGATGCGTTTCGGTATTTGGCCGTGGGTTTGAAAGAAAGCCGCATGTTTGATGGCAAGAGGCCACCGCCAATAGCTGATAACAAATACAATCCATTAGGAGTAGCGATGTAATGGGATTTTTTAACAGACGTTCTAGCCCCCCTCCACCGCCACCACCGCCACCCGCACCGGCGGTACAAGCACCAACAAAACCAACGGCTGCACAAACAGGTGGTAAGAGTTCACAGCCAAGCATTCAAACAACGGCCAGGGGCGTTATGTCTGATGCGCCATTGCAATATGCGTCTTTGCTTGGTCAGACCAGACGTAGAATGAATGGTATGATGTAATGGTGCATAAGCTCGCCTCAAAGATCTTATCACGGCTGGGGTCGCTAAAAACGCAAAGGCAGACCTGGGAAAGCCATTGGCAGGAGGTTGCCGATTATGTTGTGCCAAGAAAGGCCGATGTAACCAAGGTAAGATCGGGCGGTGATAAGCGCAGCGAGCTGGTTTTTGATGGCACGGCAATACATGCAGCTGAGCTGCTTAGTGCATCACTTCATGGTATGCTTACATCTGCGGCAACCTCTTGGTTTTCGCTTAGATATCGTGATGAAGAGCTCAATAGCGATGATGAGGCCATGGAGTGGCTGCAATCGGTTGAGGACGTTATGTATAAGGCGTTCAACCGGAGTAACTTTCAAGAGCAAATCCATGAGCTTTATCATGATCTGATTACCTTTGGCACTGGTGTGATGTTCATTGATAAGGATGATGAACAACAGCTCAGGTTTTCAACCAGGCATATTAAGGAATGTTACTTGTCAGAGGATGACAAGGGCCGCGTGGATACCATTTATCGTGAATTTAAAATGCCGCTTAGGGCTGCGCAAAAACGCTTTGGTGAGGAGAATTTTAGCAGCAAAATTATTCAAAAGGCTCAAGGTAATCCATATGCGCAAATCACATTGGTGCATGCGGTGTTTGAGCGTGATGAGCGCGATCCGCTTAAAATTACATCAGAAAACAAACCCTTTGCCTCAATTTACATTGAGCCAGAAGAAAAGATTATTCTCAGCGAAAAGGGCTTTGATGAAAACCCATATACATGCCCCAGGTTTTTAAAAAGCAGCTTTGAAATTGGCTATGGTCGCTCGCCCTCAATGACCGCGCTGGCTGATATAAAAATGCTCAATAAGATGTGCGAAACCACCATAAGGGCCGCACAAAAACAGGTAGATCCACCCCTGCTTGTACCAGATGACGGTTTTCTATTGCCGGTGCGAACTGTCCCAGGCGGTTTGAATTATTATCGCTCTGGCACCCGTGATCGAATTGAACCGCTTAATATTGGCGCGAATAATCCGCTTGGGCTGAATATGGAAGAGCAACGCCGCACAGCAATACGATCTGCCTTTTATGTTGATCAGTTAATCCTGGGGCAGGGGCCGCAAATGACTGCGACCGAAGTGGTGCAAAGAACAGAAGAAAAAATGCGGCTGCTTGGGCCAGTGCTGGGAAGGCTTCAAGCAGAATTGCTGCAACCTCTTATCACAAGGGTATATGCTATTCTTTCACGGCAAAGGGCTTTTGCACCCGCGCCAGAATTTATGGCCAATCAGGATTTAGAAATTGAATATGTCAGCCCATTGGCCAAAGCGCAGCGTCAGGGCGATATACAAAACATGACCAGGCTGCTTGAGCTCATGTCACCCCTTAGTCAGCTCGCGCCAGAAATTATGGATTACATTGATGCAGATGGCATTGCCAAGCATTTAATTAAAATCTTGGGCGTACCGGCCACAGCGGTGCGCGGCGCGCAGCAAGTGGCAATTATAAGAGAACAAAAAGCTGAGGCAGCTGCGGCAGCGGCAGAGCAACAAGAGCTCATGCAAACGGCAGAAGCGGCTGGCAATGCAGCTCCAATGCTTAGAGCCATACAAGCGCAGCAACCAACATGACGCCAGAGGATCTAAGAACCATTTATAACGTGGCTTTGAATAATGAGGATGGCCATAAAGTTCTCAATGACTA